TGGAGGCCCGGCCGGTGGAATGGATGAGGTTCTTTTTCCCCGGCGACGCCAAGGCGCCCTTCGCCAGGTTCCACATCAAGGCCATCAACCGGCTCATCAACAATGACGAGTGGTACGAGGTTCTGTCCTGGTCCAGGGAACTGGCCAAGAGTACCGTCGTGATGATGATCCTGATGTTCCTGGTACTGACCGGGAAAAGGAAGATGATCCTCCTGAGTTCCGCCACCGAGGACGCCGCCAAGCGGCTCCTCGCCCCTTACAGGGCCAACTTCGAGGCCAACCGCCGCATCATCCAGTATTACGGCGAGCAGAAGTCCCTGGGTGACTGGGAGGAGAAATGCTTCAAGACCAAGGGCGGGGCTATGTTCCTGGGCATCGGCGCTGGCAACGCCCCCCGAGGGCTCCGCAACGAGTCCGTCCGCCCGGACGTGCTGTACCAGGACGACTTCGACACGGACGAGGCCTGCAGGAACATCGATGTCCTGGACAAAAACTGGGACTGGTGGGAGAAGGCCGTCTACCCGACCCGGTCCATCTCCGTCCCCACCCTCATCGTCTGGTGCGGGAACATCATCGCCGAGGACTGCTGCATCACACGCGCCGGCAAGAAAGCCGACCACTGGGACATCGTGAACATCCGGGACGAGAACGGCCGGAGCACCTGGCCCGAGAAGAACACGGAGGAGATGATCGACAAGGTTCTCTCCAAGATCAGCACCAAGGCCAGGGAGGGAGAGTATTTCAATAACCCGCTCACCGAAGGCAAGATCTTCCCGTCGACCAAGTGGGGCAAGGTGCCGCCCCTGGCCCGGTTCCCGTTCCTGGTCATCTATGCCGACCCCACCACCAGCGAGTCGAAAGGGCCCTCCCGGAACAAGAAAGGCTCCCAGAAGGCGATGTTCCTGCTCGGGAAGCTGGACTCCACCCTGTACGTCATCAAGGGGTTCCTGGGCAAGATGACCACCGCCGAGTTCGTCGGGCATTACTTCGCCCTCCTGCAGCTTGCCCGGCTCAAGACCGGCAAGCCCGTATTCATATACCAGGAAAACAACTCCCTGCAGAACCCTGTCTTCCAGCAGGTGTTCCGCCCGGCAATCGCCAAGGAGCGCAGACGGACAGGCATCGAACTGTCAGTGAACCCGGATACCCGTGACAAGGGTGACAAGGCCACCCGCATCGAGGCGCACCTGGAACCGTTGAACCGGGAAGGGCTGCTCGTACTGAACGCCGCCGAGAGGGAGGATCCGAACATGAAGTTGCTGGAGGACGAGTTCAAGTACTTCACGATGGCCCTTAACTTCCACGCTGACGGCATGGACTGTCTCGAGGGCGGCAACTGGATCATCGACCAGAAGATCCAGGAACTCCAGCCTTCATCCTATGTTTCAATCAAGAGTATAGCCCGCAAGAGCAAAAACAGACAATAACTATGGCAGCAACGAATTTCATCACCAAGTCGGATTACACATCCTCCATCCGGGTCGAGCTCCTCGACAGCGCGGTCAGGGAGGATCCAAATATCCTGGAGATTGTCGAGAACCAGGCGATCTCCGAAATGAAGGGGTACCTGGCCGCCAGGTACGACTGCGAGAAAGCGTTCTCGGCGGAAGGGGGCCAAAGGCATGACCTGCTCCTGATGTTCGCCAAGGACATCGCCGTCTATCACCTCTGCTCCATCCGCGAGGGCCTGATGACACAGACCCGCATCGACCGCTACGAGCGGGCCGTGGAATGGCTCAAGGGGGTGCAGAAGGGCGAGATCACCATCGACGGCCTGGACAGGGTCGACGCGGATGACGCGGCGGCCGCGTCCGAGTTCCAGATGCGGAGCAACAAGAAGAGAGTTAACACATTCTGATATGGCAAGAAGCAAGAAAAAAAACCGGATCACCGTCGGCGGGCACGTCGGCATGACCCAGAAGCAGACCATCATCCTGACGGCGCCGCGGCGCGGCGGTCTGGATGTGGGCGTCTATATGGAAGCCATCCGCAAGGCGGAGGTCATCGACTACCCGATGCGGGCGAGGCTCTGCGACCTGTACGCGGACGTGAAGCTGGACAGCCACCTTTTCTCCGTCCTCCGGAAGCAGAAGGCCGCGGTCCTCTCCACCCCTATCCAGTTCATGAGGGACGGCAAGGTGGACGAGTCGATGTCCGAGCACATCAAGTCCCCCTGGTTCACCAAATTCCTCGGCGACCTCATTGACCATGACTGGGAGGGCGTCGGCGGCTCCCTCTTCCAGTTCTACCGCGACGAGAAGGGTTGGATCAACTATGACCTCATACCGCGGAAGCACGTCGACGCGATCAACCGGACCATCCTGAGGAACCAGACCGACCTCACCGGCATCAGCTGGGACGAGTTCAGCGACCTCCTTTATATCGGTGATCCCCGGATGATCGGGAACCTGGCGGTCGCGGCTTTCTGGGTGATCCTCAAGCGGAACAACGTCGGGGACTGGGCGGACTTCGCCGAGATCTTCGGCCGGCCGATCAGGGAGGGTACCTATGACGCCTGGGACGAGGAGGCCCGGCAGAAACTCCTGAACGACATCGCCGACATGGGCGGAGCCGGGGTGATCGTGCATCCCAACGGCACCAACATCAACCTCATAGAGACCGGCACTGTCGCCGGGGCCGGGGACCTCTATGAGCGTCTCGGCACTTACTGCAACAATGAGATCTCGAAGACCGTCACCGGCAACACGCTCACCACCGAGGCCGGGGACAAAGGCACCCAGGCACTGGGCACCGTGCAGAAGGAGGGAGAGGAGGACATCAACTTCTTCGTGAAGCTGAACATCCTCAATATCCTCAATTACGAGATGACGGATATCTTCGCCCACCTCGGCATCAACACCGAGGGCGGGGAGTTCTTTTTCGTGCCTCCCAAGAGCAAGAACAGCCAGGAAAAGGTCAACGTCCTCAAGACGCTCAAGAACGACCTGCTGCTGCCCATCGATGACGAGTACCTCTATGAGGAGTTCGGTATCCCCAAGCCCAAGGAATACGACTCGATGAAGGAGGATCTCATCAAGGCCCACTCGGCTCCCTCCTTGACTCCGGATGACGATGATCCGGACGATGACGATCCCAACGGAACAGGGGAAGAGGCTCCGGTGAAGCCGAAGGACGGCAAGAAGGCGAAAGCCAGGAACCGGATGGCCCGTTTTTTCGTGAGGGCCCTGCAGGGCGGCAGGGCGGCGGATTTAGACTGGTAGTCGATGCCCTCTATAGCGAGGCGATGGATGACCGCAAGACATCCGTCCCCTTCACCTTCGACTCAGGCATCATCGCAGACAGCCTGCCGAATGTCGGACAGGTGGTGCTACACGGTGCCTATATGCCGCCATTCGAGGAAGGTTTTGCCGGAAGGGTTAAGTCCGTCAACCTGGAGAACAACATGATTAGAGTCGATTGCGAAGTGATTAACATAGGCGATGTATATAAACGCCTAATTCTGGTGGGCAATGCGGAGTCGGTCTCCGATGAGGAATATGCAAAATACAGGAAGCGCAGCCGTATCAGCGGAGATCCCTGGGTGCCTTTCAAAGACGGCACTACCCCCATCAAAACCCTCGACGACTTAAATTTCTCCATTCTGGGCGGTCTGATATCAATAGAGAGCAAGAAACCCAAACTACAGGTACACTACACTGCCTATGTGGATGAGTGGACCTACTACCTGTCCGCCACATGCCGTCTCAAGCATGACGAGTTTATCAACAAATACAAGGTTGGGCTGGGTGACTTTAATGATATTCTGGAAAACACCTCCAGTTCAGATAAGAACGACAAAGAGATAGCGAAGATAATGCAACGGCAGTATAATTACAAGAATCTGTCGAATAAAGACTGGGTGGAGAGTGTGAAGAACGAGAGAAAGAAGAAGGGGGACACGGAGAATCTGAGTGAGGACGAGTCATGCCTGCTGAAAGAGCTGTGGGATGATCTGCACTATTCCGTCACAGTGCCTATTTACGGGCCTATCATGCTGGATTTTGAAGTAGGTCCCTGCCCGCTTCTGAAGGGAGCTTTGGATGTGTCATACACTGAAAAATCAAAAGCCCTAAGCACATTCTATTTAGAGGCTCATGGAAACACGTTGGCCACATCATTGGCCATGAGCAATCCAGAGCTTGCCATCGCCACAGGTGTGGCGGCTATTAAAGGTAATTCATCTTTCCATAAAGACCCGCCTTATTCGCAGTCATTCAGCATAAAAGGAGCAGGGAGCCTGTCGCTCGGACTCGTTTGGAAGGTTGGACTGAGCCTCGTCCACAAGAGTCTGGTTCATGCCAATATCAGTGGAAAATACGGCTACAAGTTCGTCGGTGAACTCAACATGGAAGTGAATAACGAAAACTTCGGTGATTGGGGCTGGTATGAGGCATTCAAGGACACCAAAATCAAGCTTGAGCCGTTCGTGTCCCATAGCGTGGAGTTGGGAATAACAAAATTGGATATGCTGACTGCGTCTTTTGAATGGGAGAGCGACTGTGATGAAATCGGGTCGGTCTATCTGTTTCCGCACTTCACAAAACCAGCCTTTCCGGAATTCAATGCCGACAAGGAGCAATGGAGCAACGGAAACTCCAACAACCACTTGGTACTCCAGTCAGAGCCTTCCAAAAACATACCAGACCTGATACTCGGGCCATGTAAGATTGGACTTAGAATAGTTGACGAGGATGGCAATACAGTAAAGGAAACCAAAGAACATGAATATAGTTTTGATGGAATGTTTACCTGGGCTTTGTTCCCGCTCAGTATAGACTTGTCTGGCCTTGAGGAAGGCAAGACATACCGATGCTATCCTGTGTTGCGCTATTCTGCAAAAAAGATGTGGCGTGCCACTCCGTCATTTGAATTCACAGTGCCGAAGAAGATGTCCGTGACCTCATCCTCCGTGAATGTGGATGTGGGTAATACCCAGACCATTTATCTCTCAGGGGGCTGGGGCATCTACAAAATCTCAGGAGGTTCAAATGTGGCTTCGGCACTTTTCGACAGGTCATATTTAACCAAAAGACGGAGTTCTGGGCTCATCAATACTGCAGCCACATCTGAAGGAGACAGCATCATTAGCAATGTATGGGCGGATTCTGACAAGCCGAACAACGCTCCAAGACGTATTGGCGGATTCTCCGACCCTGCCTTCACTGACGCAGGAGGCGGCGCAGGTGATGGCGGCACAGCCTGGGAGGAAGTGTTCGTAAACGAGAAGGATGAAGACGGTATCGACTTCCCTGTCCATGGACTGCCGATAATCATAGAAGGACTGTCTGCTGGCACAGACACCATCACAATCGAGGACATGCGTTCCGGTTTAAAACAAAAAGTGGAGATAGTTGTTGGTGGTGAGTCCAACTCAGCACTCACACTCTCAACTACATCGCTTAATTTCGGTAATGTGCTAGCGGGCGAAAGCAAGACAATGTGGTTTACTGTCACCAATAACAGCACAGAGGGGGTCACCTTCACTTTTGGTGAAACGCAAGGCGACTTCTCCTTTTCATATAGCGGAAAGACTTTCTCCCTCTTGCCTGGCACGCAACGCACGTTTGGAGTCATTTTCACTGCGTCTCAATCTGGACAGGAATGTGAGGACGAAATCATCATCACTTGCAGCGGTGGCAATGATAGGCAGGTAATTACTCTCACAGCCAACAACAATGAAGACATTAAGCAAGGAAAACACATCAAGGTGACACCTGCATCCATTGACTTCGGAGAGGTGCCTGTCGGTTTGAGCAACACAGGTGAGTTCATTGTGAAAAATGCAGGAACGGAGACCATCACGTTCACCGTGGAAGAGACGCATGGGGATATTGATATCTTCGAAAGTGGTAAGGCTTTTACGCTGACATCAGGTGATGAGAAATCTTTTGTTGTGGCTTATAGACCGACATCGGTAAACACCGGCTTTAACATAAAGACATCGATAGAAACAGATGCGGAGGAAGGACCACAAAACATCCGTTTCCAAGGATCTGCCATTTCGCCCAATTATTCCAAAGTGGAGTTGATTTACAATGGCGACTTTTCTTTAGGTGCTGTTGGTTTCACTTCCGATTATGACTATGTCAGCGCTCCAGGCACACATGCTCTGTTTAATGAAAGTAAATATTCTGTTGGCACTTGCCCACGGAACTATCATTTTGATTTTAAGGATAATACAGATCATACCTCGGGAGATGGGAATATGCTGATTGTCAATGGAAGCACTAACAATAACAAATATGCATGGAAACAAACTGTATATGTTGAAAAAGGAAAGACCTATGAGTTCTCTGCATGGTTTATTTCGGTTAGCGGACATGGCAGTGCTTATAAGAATGATATCGAATACAATATCAACGGAACATCTAATCTCGGCACATACGACCAGACTGAAAACGGATGGGAAAGATATTACTGGAAGTACACGGCAACGGAGACTGGTCCGATAGAACTGAAAATCCGAACTATGTCGTCTGCTGCGGGAGGTAATGACTTTGCCATAGACGATATTTCATTCACAAGAACTACTGGCAATGAAGAAGGTAAAATCGTGATGGAACGAAAATATTGGATTAAACATGGTACAGCGTATAATTATCCGGAATTCACTTATACCTTCGATAACAACAAAACGTTGACAGTAGGATATTTCAATTCTGGATACTGGGGTTCATACAGCAATTCTATTGTGGGCATTCATATAATATCGGCTTCGGGCGGTTGGTTCCATGATTCAAATTACAGGACAAAAGACTGGTATATAGCACCTGTTGTTTTGGAGGAATGGGTCTCTGAAAGAGTTATTATTGATTTTGACGGAAAAGTGAAATATTATATGAATGGTGAATATATGGGCGAAGAGCAATTTGATCTGGATTTACATAATGCCACAAGTTTTAATTTGAAAATAAGTTCTTGGGGATGGTGGACTGGACATCAGCATTTCATGGACGACTTCAAATTGAAAACTCCTGCAATCACTATTAGTGACAACTTTGACGATGATGTTATTGATTTGAATATTTGGAAGGAGCCTGTAAATCCTGACGGTCTGCGGGAAGAGGATGGCATAATCAAAATGGAGCAGCTGCGTACTGACGAGGAATTCTCATTGTACAGTGTGGATATTCCAATCCGATAAAACTAAAAACAACAAAGGTGGTGGGGGAGCGGTAACAGTTTTCCCGCCCCTAAAGAAATCAATAATTTATTAACACTTTAAAATCATTTTATTATGGCAAAGTATGTTGTTCAACGAGTGAGAGAGTATTACGATGAAGATTGTGATGCCAGAGGCTATCCCAGGAGGCATGTCAAAGAAATAGGAGAACCTTATGAGACCGACGTCGAACCGGACGGTGAATATCAGGGTGAGGTTTACGACGGCGTATCGTTGTATTACGTGTACGAATAACTTTGAATGAGAAAAGAATAATTGTAATTCTCTTTCTTGTGAGAAATAAATGTTTTTAATAAAAACAATCGTTAAGTACTTTAAAACCGAATTTTCAATGAAAAGACAATTATTTTTGAGATGGATGATGACCGTTGTTTTTATCGTGACAGTATCATCTTTAAATGCCCAAAAAAGATGGGGAGTGGTTGCTGACCCTGACGGATATACGAATATCCGTAAAGGACCTGGCCTGAACTATCCGATAACCCAAAGATGGAGTGCCGGTGAGGATATTTGGTATGTGGATTCATCGAATGGATGGTGTAAGGTATATAAACCTTCATATTCTTCTTTCGTTTTTCTGGGTTATATGGCAAAAAATAGAATATTCACAACGCCCCGTTTTCAAGGAACGGTAGAAAATTCCTGGCTATATGAGAGTGCCAATTCCAACTCCAGGAAAAAAAGAAAACTATATAATGAGACAATTAATTTTACCGTGTATAATAAATCTTTTCACAAAGTTTATAACAAATATATGCAGTTTGTAGGATATGTTCGTTGTAACGATGTTCGGAGCCCGGCTTTTGATGATACCGACGAAGAGTTTTATTATAACAATATCGTTCAATAATAACTGACTACACAGTAGCATAAACAAAAAAAAAGTATCAATAACCGTTGCGCACGACACGGACAAAGTGTAAAACTTATGGCATTTGATTTTATAAAAAGGCTATTCATGTCGAATGAAGAGAAAGCGAAAGTGACTCACATCATGATGTTGGCAAAGACGGCTTTAGCTGACGGCAAACTCGATGATGCGGAAGTGGCTTTGCTGGCTTTGATTGCTAAAAGAGAAGGATTTTCAGAGAAAGAGTTTAAAGATATTCTTGAAGGAAGGAAAAGCCCCTCCAAATACACCATACCGGAAAGTGATGACGTCAAGATTCAATACTTGAAAGATATGGCTGTTATGATGATGGCTGACGGAGATATGAATGAGGAAGAGATGAAATTATGTTTAGCTGTCGGGATGAAACTCGGACTGCCGAAGGATAAGATATCTGAAATTCTGACTGAGATTATTGTAACAAGTGTTGAGAACAAAGCGAAGAATGATGTTCAGAACAAATGTGGACAAGAGCAAAAGGCGAATCCTGATGAACAGAACATCGCAATCGACAAAATGACGGGACTACAAGTGACGGTTGTCCCTAATCCGGGACAGAAGACACCACGTCCCCCTTTCTCCGACGATGAGGCATCCGCAATGGGGACGCTGGCAATCTCTATAGTCCGTTCAAAAATAAATCAGCCTGAAGCGTTGATGAGTTTTGCGATGGAGTATGAGGGTTATTCAGCAGGCTTTGTCGAGAGAATCTTGGCTAATGTCGAATCAGATTTCATGGAGTCTCTCTCCATTTTCGCTAAAATAACTGATCCTTTGAAGAAAAGTTATGCGGCTGGATTCTTTGCTTCCATCATCAAGGCATGTGGTGCGGCTGAGGATGACTATACCAAAACAGCGTGGCGAAACTGCGTGAATGAGTTCCTGCATTTAGGCGGTGAGGCAGCAAAAGGAATAGAGGAAGCTGCCAGATGGTATGAGTGCTTTGAGCATGGGAAACCCAAATAATAAAGGGGGGGAACGGTAACAGCTCATCCGCCCAAAAGAAATCAATGAATAATACATAAAGTAAGTCCCTACAAGGCAAATAATCAAATATCCAAACGGCAAAATAAATCGTAAACTTCTATTAATTCCTGTAATTTATTAACCAATGACTTACGTTAAGTCGGTAAAAATATTTCTAATATGAATTGGAAACAGATAATCTGGATTGTGATATATGCCACTATTGTGGCTGTAATCCGTCAAAGCGGTGGTATCGAGTCTAATTGGGTCTGGTGGATTCTTGCGCTTGTCTTCGTAGCAATTTATGAAGCGCTCGCTACAAAGAAAGACCAGCAACAACAAGCTACTGACACTCCCCAAAACGCAGATAGTTCAACTCAAAACTTGGCTACCGTGCCGCAGAAAGATAATGATGCTGACTCGGAAGAATCCTCGAAAGAGGCTCTTCCGGAGAGCGAAGGGGGATACCCCCTCTCTATAATGTCGAAAATCATCAGGGAATATTGTGCGGAACGCTATGATAAAATGATAGATTTCCATATTACCTTAGACACCAATTTCCAAAAAGACCTGCATTTCGACGGGATTGATTTTGCTGAAATCTGTATAAGGCTTGAAAAAGAATTTTCCGTTGAATTACCTGAAGACTCATCTTTGAACAACCGACCTGCTGAGGATACAGACTTTACTGTGGGTGAATTTCTCAAGGAATATAGACTGCTTGGCGGCAAATCCTGTGATAAAGCATCAGATTCTGCAAATGACATTAGGACCGATGATATAATGTCAGATAAGAGTGATCATGCTCAGAAGCAAATAATTACTAAGGACTTCAATGTTAACGGTATATTTTTCAGGATGATATGTGTCAAAGGTGGATCTTTTGTCATGGGAGAGAACCAAGAGGATGTCATTCCTCATAAAGTAACTATTGACAAGGATTATTGGATAGGCGAAACCCCTGTGACTCAAGAATTATGGAATGCAGTAATGGGATATAACAATAGTCATGCTTATTTGAAACTTAATAATGCACCGGTCGGGAATGTCTCATGGTTAGAATGTGAAAAGTTTATTAATACTTTGAGTAAAATAACGGGAAAAACATTTTCGTTTCCGACTGAAGCTCAATGGGAGTTCGCTGCGAGAGGTGGTATTTTCAGTAAAGGCTATTGTTACAGTGGAGGTGATAATATTGATGATGTTGCATGGTACTGGGATAATTGTGATAAGAAAGTTCATGCAGTAAAAACAAAAAAACCAAATGAACTGGGTATTTATGATATGAGCGGAAGTGTCTGGGAGTGGTGCTATGATTGGGCCGATAAATATCATGGGGAAGATGTTATTAATCCGACTGGACCAGAAGAAGGGGAA